CCTTTCGCGCTTCGATCAGCGAGAATAGGTCCTTCATCGACAGGCTGACGCGGCCATTCTTCGGGCCGGTGATGCGGTCCACGATGTAGCTGCGGACGTTCATGTCCTCCAGCGCATCGCCCATGAATCCCCGGCGCACCCGCGCGCGGTAGCTCGCCGAGTACGGATTGCGCCGGATGAACTTGCCCCAGAACGTGCCGCGCTCCGCCGGATTGAACGCATCGTGCACCGTGTAGTCGGTGGAGGCGTCGGGGAGGGTGATGGCGGCGGCGGTGGTCGGCATGTATGCGACCGGCCCAGAGGTGCCCTCCTCCAATTGCGGCTGCGCGTAGATGAAGGTGTCACCGTTCAGCGCAGCACGAATTTCACAGTTCGCCGACACCGTTGGTGCCGCCTTCGATAGTCCAAGATTGAAAACGACGCGCCAACCCGCCCCTTCAGAAACTGCCGTCAGTACAACCCCGGCACCGGAAACTCCGCTGACTACGCCAGTCACGAGATTTAGATTGCCGAACGCCGCTATTCCATAGGCGGCGCCGCCGTTTTCGAGACGGCAACCCACATTGTTGCAAGTCCCCCGCTCTATGTAGAAGGACCAGGTGTGGTTGGTGGACAGGGACGGACAGGTAACTGCCTGCCTGATGCCGCCGAGGTTCGATGTAGCAGTGACCAAGCAGGCATTCCCGTTATGCACAGGAGACGCGACATTGGCCCGCGTGGCGGTGCCCCCGATGACGTTGGCCCAAGGCGCCACCGTAAAGTCCTCGGTGCGAAGCATCCGGTTGACCTGCCACCGCGGGCTCACCGTCGCCACCGCGCCCGCCATAGACGCAATCGTGCGCTCCTGCACACTCCCCGCGCCCGCCGTCAGCCGCAGCAGGTTCCCCACCTCCGCGTCCTCGGCAGACTCAAGCGTCAGGCTATTCGCCGCCCCCGCGCTCGCCGTACCCTCGGCCAGCAGGGAAGCGTCCCCGCTGATCCGCTCAAGCCGGTACTTGTCGAACAGGTGATCGTTCCAGCGAGCGTCGTTCAGCGTGACATCGACAACCTCCCGCGCGCCTAGCGCCGAGAGGCTACGGTCCATCCCGCCCAAGTTGATCGCCCCCGGCGTCGTGACCGGGTTCTCCGTGTCCGTCGTCAGGAACGGGAACACGTTGTCGTAATACTTCGTCAGCCCGCGCTGCGGATGCGAGAAGCGGATGACCTGAGTCTCGGGGAGGTAGTTGTCCGGGTCCTGGCATGAACTGCGCGACTGATAACATTTCTTATTGCCAGTGTTCGCAACCGGCGGCGAGCCGACCGTCCCGCCATCAGGACCAAGCTGCGCCGCGCACGTCCCCGCCGCGTTCGTCGTGCCGTACTCAAGCTGGCAGAACGGCATGTCGATCTCGACAATCGTCACCGTCTGCTTGCCGTAGTCGCTCATTCGTTACCGATGCCCTTCATGTTCCACGTCGTCGCGAAGTAAATCCATTCCGAATAGCTCGGGCGAATGTCCTCCTCGGTCACGACGTAGGCAACTTCCTCCGGGTAGTCGGCGGGCCTCCAGGCGAAGAAGTAGGGCTTGCTACGAGCCGACTTCACGAACGGATCGAATACCGTTCTGTACCAGTCATGCTCAAGCCGCGTGAACGAGATCGACGACTCGACCCCGTAGTTCTTAATCGCCTGGCCGAGAATTTGCCCGCCCACCGACATCGAGGTGTGCATCTCGGTCTTGCGCGAGAGGTTGATCGGCTCGTAACCCATCTCAGGCGGGCGCTGCATCGCGAGGATCAGCCCGGTATAGATCACGCCGATCTTCGGCGGGAGGTCGCCCGTCAGCGTGATGCGCACATACCGGGCATTCCTCGCATCGTCCAGAAACATGATCGGCGAATCGTCGCCCGGGCTTACCTCGCCGCCGAGCTCCTCCCATACCTGAACGGGAGGCGAGCCCTCGGTATCCCCCATGCTCGTCTCGGCCTTCACCGCCACGCCGAGCGTGCCGATCGTGTGCTCCGCGATCCCGAGGTAGTCGATAGACCGAGTAGCCCCGAGGTCAATCTCCCACGTCGCCGGCATGGCCGATGCCTGCCAGTACCCGTGCGTCGATGGCTCCAGCGGGTTCTCCTTCGGCCCGGCGTCCGTCTCCGTGCTCACGGTCACGATCACGTCGTCGTCGCGCGTGTGCGTGTGCCAGCCGATCCTCGGGTGCGTCAGAGGGATTCCGGCATCCTCGGCCGACAGGATCAGGGCATTGGGGAAGATGACCATCTATCGCTCCACGACCACGGTGCGGCTGCCGTCCACCGAGTTCTCGTTCTGGATCTCGAGCAGATCGCGGACCTGCGCGCGCGTGTAGGTATGGCCGTGCAGGTTGACGATCGTGGTCGTCCCTCCCGGTCGTTGTCGTCCAACATCACCGCCAGGTGTCCCCACGGGCTGGCCTGTCGTGGGGCTAGCGGGAAATGTTCCAGACGCCCCGAGCTGGCCGCCGATCTCCATGCTGTTTATTTTCTGTATCTGCGCTGCGCCAGTGATGGCGATTGCGGCGGCGGCCGCAGCTCCCAACGCAGGACCGACGAACGGGATAGACGCCAAAGCTTTGTACGCCCCCATCGCTGCCGCATAGGTGTTGATGGCGGTCTCAGCAGCCGCAGCCATCTTGCCAATCTTGAATTGCTTTTTGGACTCTGTATTCATCAGCCCCGACAGTGCGCCAAGGAAGGTGTGCGTTTGTGCGAGCGCCTTCTCTTGCTCTGTCTTTTTGGCTTCAGCGACAGCCTTCGCAATAGCGATCTCGGCTTCTCCGGCCGCGATCAACTGCGCCTGTTCCCAATCAATCGCCGCTAGAAATGCCTGCTGCCCTTCCTGAACCATCTTCGCCTTCCGCTCGTTCTGTATGGCGATCTGGCCCAGCTCACGGTTGTCGTCATCCTCGCGAACCTTATGCATGGCGTCGCGTACTTCCTGCTCGCGCTGCGCTGCCTCCTTTGCTGCCTTGAGCAATGCCTTAGCCGCAGTCTCATCAACGGCGACCGGAGCGGCACCGCCACGTCGCGCCACAGGAGATGCACCGCCACCAGTGCCCAGCGCCATGATGCGCTGCTCCCAAGCATCAAGCTCTGCGCGAGCCTTCTTGCCGTCCTCGATCAGTGCCTTACGAATCGCGCTGAAGCCTTTGAAATCGCCACGCCCAAGCGCCGCCAGTTGCGCCGCCATCCCGCCGAGGTCGCGCCCGATTCCTTGCAGCACGAACGAAACATTGCCACCGATGATGGTAAGAACCTTGAAAGTCTCTGGAAGAATCTTGAACGAGTTGTCCAGCTCCTTCGCCGCCTCGGCTGTCTTCTTGATATCGCCCTGCAGCGCCTCCTCGGCAAATAGCTTTGCTAGTTCCGACACCACCGGCAGTACGTCGTTGAGTACCCGTGTGCCGATTGCTGAAAACGACTTGCCCATCACTTCTAGGCTATCGTTCAGGAGTTCTGCCTGCCGCGCAGATTCCGCCGTCACAGGATTCAGCGCCTTGCCCTCCTCGACCATCTTCGCGAGCGCCGCGCTCCCCATGTTCAGCATCGGGATCATGTCGAGGCCAGCACGTCCGAACAGCTTGACGGCGAGCGCCGCCTTCGTCGTCCCGTCCGCCATGCCGGCGAACCTGTCCGCGACCTCAACCATGATCGCCTCTGCACCCTTCAGGTTTCCGGTCGAGTCTTTGATCGAGATACCGAGCGCCGCGAAATTGCGCTTCGCTTCCATCAACCCGAACGACGCATCGAACATCTGCGTCGAGACAGTCTTGATTGCCTTCTGCAGCCCCTCGAAACTCAATCCCGATAACGAGGCAGCGTGCTGCAGACCGGCCAGACCTTCTACTGATATGCCGAGCTTCTGCGAGAGCTTGGAGAGTTGATCCTGCGCATCCAGATTACCTTTCACGAAGCGCGCGAAAATCGCCACGCTCAGTCCGATTCCCAGCGCACCGAGCGCGCGCTTCGCCATGTTCACCGAACGCTCGACGCTGCTCATGGCGTTGCCCACCATGCCCTTCGTCTTCGTCATGTCCGACTGAAGTCGGGCCATGTTCGCGAGCATGACGACTTCAAGTTGCCCCGCAATCATGGGCGCACCTCGGTATTGTTTTCGCGTCTTGGATGAGCTCGACCTGTCTGCCCCGCAGATTGCGCAGCGCGCCTCTCAATCGAGTGCGTTATCCCTGTAAGTGCCTTCGCAATCTTGTTTCGATGCTCTTGACTGATCACGCGGCCTTTATGCGAGGCCGACATCTTGGCGCGCGTATCGGCGCTTACTGGTCTGCCAGTCAAACCCGCCGAGACTTTAGCGCGAAATTCAGGAGAACGTACTCGTCCCTTATTGGCGGCGCTGATCTTTGCTCTCGCTTCTGCGCTGTTCGTTCTCCCGATATGACTAGTCGAAATCTTCGCGCGCGTTTCTGCGCTACGCGGACGACCGATCAACTTCGCGACTCGTTTCGCGATAGTCTCTTGTGACTGCTTGAGCCCCTTGCGTGCCTCCGAGTTCTTGCGGCGTTGCTCGTCCGTGTGCTTGTAGCCGCAAGGCCCCTCCCCGCCATCCGATAGGTTGCACAGCGGAGAGCCTGCGGCGCGATGTTCAGCGATCAGCGCGCGCTCGTGTATAAGCGCGTCAGCCTCTACCCAAAAGAACGCGACGAGATCGACTACCAAGCCGTGCTTTGCCACAGTCCGAAACCAGCGCGGAGTGCGGCGGTAGTCTGAATAGGCCCGCTTCAGCCGGCCTTTGCCGACATAGAACACGCGGCCGTCATCGGCACGACGATGGAGGTAGGTGTAGAAACCAGCGATCACGTCAACTCCTCAGAATCTTGCGGATATGCTTCGCAATGCGCGCCCGGTCGGCCTCGCGTTCCCACGGCGGCGGCGCATCATGGGCCTCGGCTCGGAATGACTCCGATAGGTACTCTGCCGAAAGCCTACGGATGAGCCGTAGCTGCCACGGCGGCAAGTACAAACCGCTGCCCTCCTGCCACGCTTGGAGCTCGCCCCAGGACAGCGCCGCGGCGCCCCCTGCCCCGCCCGATACCGGACCAGCATCAAGCAGGTACTCGACGATGAAGGTGGCCTCCGGGTCGATGTCGGGGAGGTCTGGCTCGACCCCGGCCTCGACCCTCATCTGCCACCTCGAGACTCGCGCCGGGAGCTTCTTCGGCGGGTCCTTCAGGTTGCTCGGCGGCGGCTGCGGAATCGCGTGCCACCACGCCAATGCCCGCACATACGGGCTCAGGGCTTCGGCGAGCCCTTGCTGAAATTCGCCCACTCGCCGATGTGCTTGGCCACCTGCTCGGCGATGAACCCGATGCTCGTGTCGGCGTACACGGCACGGTGCAGCGCCTCGCCCTTGAGTCCCTCGTACTCGATGTTCGGCGAGAACTCCTTGGTGCAGCCAGCGAGGAACTCAGCCTGCTCGCGCGCCTTTTCCTCGGCGCTCTGATCCATCTTGCCCTTCTTCTTGAGCTTGTCGATCATCCGATTCGACTGCGCCGCCTGCGCCCGGGCATAGGCTTTCGACCCCGGCCCATAGACCGTGATCGTCATCGGCGCACCATCTTCGCCCTTCATGGGCGCCTCGTCAGGACCCAGCAATGCAATGATGCTCGTTTCTTCCACCGCGAACGTGCGGATGTCCACGCAAACCTCCTATGGTTGTGGTGCTGCTCTTAGGCCGCGACCGTCGAAACGATCCCCACGCCCGCGCTGTTGGTCGTCAGTTCGAGCGTCATGCTTGCCGAGCGGATCGAGTCCACGCTGGTCGCGGCCTTCTTGAAGGACATGACCTTGGCTTGGAAGTAGTCCACGTCGCCGCCCTGATATACCACGCGGAAACTGTAGTCGTTATCCGAGGCGAGCGCCGCCAGCGCGACCACCTGGCCAGCGTCATCGTTGTCGAGGCCCAACTGCAGCGTCTTCGAGCCCTCGTTGAACGATCCCTTGAACTTCTGCACGCCGCGCGATGCGATCGGCATGTGCGTGACGAGCGCGTACTCGCGCCCGTGCTCGCCGCCATCGGTGATCTCGCCGATCACAGTCCAGTCCATGCCGGTGTCTTCGTACCCGGCCTGGTCGAACGTCACCGGCTGCTCTGCCGCGATGCTGATTACGGTCCCTGCTACGCTTTCGACTGCCGAGGTCATGATGGTGTCCTTTCAAGTGTTACTACGCAGATTTCCAACGTACGAAAAAATCACGTGACCCGCTGTATAGAGCTGCGGCTACGTCGGCGAGGTCAGGGCCTTCGATATCAGGGAGGATGCTGTCCACCGTCACCCCGTTTATCGTTCCGCGCTGATTCGGGCACGCAGCAAGTACAAGGGCGAGAATCGAGCGCAGCGTCGGATATCCACCCCCGGCCGGCTCGCCCTCGGGTCCCTTCACCAACACCGTCACCTGCACCCGGTCGGTATGCATCCTATTCGGCTCGGTCATGGCGAGAGTCAAACGCGGCACCCCGCTCACCTGCGTCACCTGGATCGCCGGCAGGACTGTGTTGAGCGGCAGCTCGCCCGCCATGATCCGCGCGGCCGGAACCTCGGCGATCAGGGGCGCGTTCGTCTTGAGCAAATGCCAAATGGCCCGGACGCCGCTCATTATTCGTCACCGTCCAGCTTGACGTGCGCCGTGTCGAGGCCGTGCTTCTTGGCGAGCAGCGCGCGCATGTGCGTCGCCATGGCCTGCACCGAGGCTTGCGCCTGCGTGTCCATGGCCGGGCGCATATAGGGGCGCGCGGTGA